AGATGAATGGGCAGAGCCAATGGAAGACCACTTATGTCAACCTTGGGATTGCGAATCAAGACATCACAGTGTAATAGTCATGGACAGAGTAAGTTCTTCTCCGTGGTTGTGTAAGATAGACAATGAGTTCTATACTGCAAAGTATATGTTCACAGTTGACTACACAGACAGTGATATAGCAGATGACCCTGCACAACATAAACAATCACACGTAATGTATCTGTTGGATGCAGGTAAGTGGACAGGCAACATTGTAGCATTACCAAATAACAGAGTAAGAGCCACAAGTCCTGCATTATGGGTAACAGGCGAAGGTGCTCCTGATTTTACTCCATCTCAATGGACACATTCAGCAGAAGCACATGAATCATATTTAGACCCATTTACTACATTTAACAACTTATATGAGGATAACAGTGGCAGTAAAAAAAGCAAAAGCAACAATAAAAAAGGTAGCAGGTAAATTAAAAAAAGCTAGTAAAGCTCATGCAAGTCAAGCTAAAAAATTAACTGCTATCAAGTTAAATAAAGGGGGTAGCACAGTCAATGCTGCAGGCAACTATACAAAACCTGCTATGCGTAAAAGAATATTCAATCGCATCAAAGCAGGTGGTAAAGGCGGTGCACCCGGTCAATGGAGTGCAAGAAAAGCACAGATGGTTGCGTCAGCCTACAAAAAAGCAGGCGGTGGATATAGAAGCTAATGGCAAACAAGAAGAAGAAAGACCCTAAAGTTGGCACAGGTAAAAAACCAAAAGGTTCAGGCAGACGATTATACACGGATGAAAATCCTAAAGACACAGTTAGCATCAAATTTGCCACAGTTGCAGACGCAAGAGCCACAGTTGCAAAAGTTAAAAAAATCAATAAACCATATGCGAGAAAGATACAAATCCTTACTGTTGCTGAACAACGAGCTAAAGTGATGGGAAAGACTGAAGTTGTAGCAATATTTAAAAAAGCAAAAGAAAGTTTAAAAAGAGCAAATGAGCGAAAAAAGAAAAAGATGTGATACTTGTGAATGTTATGATTGTGATTGTGAAGATTGCAACTGTGACTGTCACGAAGAACAAGAAGACGAGGTGTTAGGAGCACCTGTATGATTGAGTTTGTGTTAGTGTTTATGATGGGATTAAGAGTAATAGACCAAACACAAACATTTCAAGATATAGATAGATGTTTATACTTTGCACAGAGACTACATAGACAACCACCCATACCACAAGAGGAAGGACCTAATTTACGTATAACTGCATATTGTAAACCCATAAGGAAAAGGTAAAATGTTAGCAGAACTAGCTGCAGCTAATGCTGCTTTCAGTGTCATAAAACAATTCGTGTCCAACGGAAAAGAACTGAGTGGATGTGCGAAACATATAAGCGATTTTGTATTTTCTAAAGAGGAGATAGAAAAAAACCTGAAAAAGAAAAAAGCTAGAGGTGCAGGTGGTGCAGACTTAGATGAGTTCATGGCTCTCGAACAGATACGAGAGAAAGAAGAAGAACTCAAGAAGATGATGATTTATTTAGGAAGACCCGGACTTTGGCAAGATTGGCAGGCTTTTCAGGCAGAAGCTAGAAAATCAAGACGTTATCAAGAGAAGATGGAGCAAAAGCGTAAAGAAGAATTAATGGAATATCTAGGTTATGGAATAGCTGCTATAATCGTATTATTCTTTGCAGGACTAATGGCTTGGTTTGTAGGTAAATGGGTAGGAAGATTTTAACACCTTGCATAGGGATTTGTACATTAGAAGATAATATCTGTATAGGATGTAACAGAACAATAGAAGAGATTAAAAAAGCATATGAAAGCACCACAAAAATCACTAGCCAACTGGACAAAACAAAAGTGGAGAACCAAAAGTGGTAAACCTAGTACACAAGGGTCAAAAGCTACAGGTGAGCGTTATTTACCTTCGGCGGCAATTAAGGCTCTTTCTCCCCAAGAATACGCCGCGTCTACGGCTGCTAAACGCAAAGCGACTAGAAGAGGTAAACAATTTTCTAAACAGCCCAAAAAGATTGCTTCAAAAACGAAGAGATTTAGATGAGAAAAGACGTATTATATCTAAAATTAGCGAAACCCTTTCTGAAGATAGGAAACTATCTAATGAACAAGCACGTAATGGCACTAAGAAAAAAACAAGAAAAAGAAGGTAAAAAGAGGTTATAATGATACAAGCATTAATAGGACCAATAGCAAATTTAGCAGGTGCATGGTTTGAGAACAAAGTCGAAAAGACAAAAGCAGAAGGACAAGCTAAAGTTGCAGAAGCTAAAGCTCGTGCTACTGTTGCAGAAAAGGTTGCAGCAGGTGAGGTTGCATGGGAAGGTAAGATGGCAGATGCTACAGTGGATTCTTGGAAAGACGAATTTGCGTTAGTTGTATTGCTTGCTCCTGCCATATTAGTCTTCATTCCGGGTATGAGAGAGTATGTGCAAAGTGGCTTTGAAGTATTAGCAACACTACCTGATTGGTATCAATATCTTTTATATATTGCAATCTCTGCATCTTTTGGTATAAAGGGTGTAGGTCAAGCAGCAAAGATGTTAAGGAAAAAATAATGATAAATTTTTTTAAATGGTTGTTTAGTAATCCTAATAGAGATTTGTCTAAACATAGACTACACACAACTAAATATCAAGATTTATGTATGTAAGGAAAGTAAATGAATTTAAAAAAACTACAAGACGAATTGGCTAAAGACGAGGGCATAAAATATGAATTGTACCTCTGCACAGAAAATCATTTAACTGGGGGTATCGGGCATCTTATCACAGAATGGGATGCAGATTATTATGGTAAACCTATAGGATACCCTGTACCTGAAGAACAAGTTAATGAATGGTTTGAGAGAGACATAGCAACAACTATAAACGATTGTAAGCTATTGTTCTCTCAATTTGATAACTTGCCTGAAGATATACAGCACGTATTGGCAAATATGTGTTTTCAACTTGGTAGACCAAGACTATCCAATTTTAAGAACATGATTGCTGCTGTAGAAAATAATGACTGGGAAAAAATGGCAATCGAGATGGAAGATTCTCGTTGGTTCAGACAAACAAAAAACAGAGCCAAGCGTTTAATAGCAATCGTTGACAGGCAATATTACAGAGAGAATGTACCAACATGAGTAGACAACTAACAGAAAGACAACAAAAGTTTTTAGCAGTTCTTTTTGATGAAGCTAACGGTGATGTTGTAACTGCTAAAAAGTTAGCAGGATACTCCGATGCATCTAATACTAGTGAAATAGTTAAATCTATTAAAGATGAAATACTAGAAGCCACACAATTATTTATGAGTAGAAATGCACCTAAAGCTGCGATGGCTATGGTTGGTGGTTTATATGACCCGACAGAGTTAGGTATAAAAGAAAAGATGGCTGCGGCTAAAGAATTATTAGATAGGACAGGATTAGTTAAGACTGAAAAAATGCAAGTAGAAAGCACAGGCGGTGTTATGCTATTACCACCAAAACAAGGAGAGTAGTATGTCTAGTTTAACAAGAGATTTAAGGTCATATACAAAAGAAGAATTAATAGACAAATATAATCTAACTGAAAGATATGACATGAATATATCAGATGTTAGAAAACTTAAAAAAATAGAAATAATGGATGATATTTATGGTGATGGACTAATGGATGATGACCACTATTCTACAGGTGGTCTTGCAACTAAAAAATATGCCAACCCTGTAACTTTTGTTAATAATCTAAAGAAAAAATAATGAATAGAAGTGTAGGTAAGTGGAAGTTACCACAGCCAACAGATTTAAAAGATGAAGAACAAAAAAAATGGATGCAGATACCACGTATAGCACGTATCATTCCTTTTGGATATAAATTAAACGAAGAAGACCCAAATTTACTTGACCCCATACCATACGAATTGGAAGCCATAGAACTAGCAAGAAAATATACAAAGCAATATTCTTTTAGACAAATAGCAAATTGGCTGACAAAGAAAACGGGCAGAGATATATCTCACGTAGGGTTAAGAAAAAGGTTAATGCATGAGCAACAACGTAAGAACAAAGCTAGAACTCTTAAACGATGGTCTGAGTACGCAGAAAAGGCGATACAAAAAGCGAAAGCCATCGAAGAAGAAAGAACAGGTGCAAGAGCCTAAGATACAAGAAGTATCTGATGTAGAAGCTGTACCTATAGAAGAACAAAATATAATCTTCAGACCAAACAAAGGACCTCAAACAGAGTTTCTTGCAGCAGGTGAAAGAGAAGTTTTATATGGTGGTTCAGCAGGTGGTGGTAAATCATATGCCATGCTTGCAGACCCTTTACGGTACATGGGTCATCCATCATTTAGTGGGTTGCTACTGCGACACACAACAGAAGAACTTAGAGAACTTATATTTAAATCTAAGGAAATGTATCCTCAAATATGGAAGGGTATTAAG